CCCTTCTTATTTTCATCTGGAATTGGCTGCGAAAAATCTAGACCTGCATTTGGGTCGTAACTCTGCATTCTAATTCTTTCAGAGGTTTTAGAATTGAAATGAGGACGCGTAGCGTCCTGTTAAATTCGCCGGGTCACCGCGTCTTCTTCACCACAATAGTGGGTGCTCCACGTGCTCTGGGAACGGCGGCGGTGGGGGCTACGGATCCGTGCCGTGGGTTATAGTGGCGCTGGTGATACTGCCAGAATGCAGGACCACCCACCTTGAAGTTCTTACGTATAGGCGCCTTGTACCAGAACACCATGTCCTGGATGCGATTGGTCTTGCAGGTCGTGTCCAGCACAAGGCACTCGTAGTTCTCAGTGCATGCATCCATCACCTGGCAAAAGGCGTCGAAGCTGGGGAACATACCGAAGAAGCACTTGTATAGGTTCTCTCGGTTCTTCTTGACGTTATCACGCAGGACAAAAACGTAGTCGGTATTCGATCGGATCATAGGCGTCATGTCCATAACGTACTGGGTCGTCATCATGAAGAAGATATTCCAGTGACGGCCATTCATAAACAGACTGCGCATAACCGTATCACGCATAAAGGCTCTGTCGTACATACAGTCGTCCATCAGGATGAAGACTGGGGGAAGCTTCTCCTTACCGACCCTGGCTGCTATCTTCTTCTGCCTGTCCATGATCTTCTCAATAGCCTCCCGGTTGTAGTCGCTATACACAAACAGGTCAGGGATAAACTGCTTGTAGTGACCGTTGCCATCCTCTGTACCAGACATGGCGATCCCAGCCGGGATGTGCTTCTTGTGCCACAGAATGTCCGTGACGAGCGTGGACTTGCCAGTTCCACGCTTTCCGATGAAAACGCAAACCTTATCGTCTCCCATCGAGCTCGGGTCGAATTTCTTGAGCTGAAGACTCATACTGTAATTAGGGGCCCTTTTTTGAGTTGGGCTGGGGCGCGGGGCGCGTTCCGTAAAACAATGTTTTCCTTTACTAGAGATGTCGGCTGGATATATCCAGCTGGCAGCGATTGGGCAACAGGATGCCTATCTCACAGGCGAACCCCAAGTGACGTACTTTTTGGGCGTGTACCGCCGTCACACGCCTTTTGTCCTCGAAGCTTACGACATTCCATTTTTGGATCAAAAAATCTCCTACAACCAGAATCACATATGTCGGATTCCCCCCAAAGGCGATCTACTCAGGTCCCTCATGCTCAAAGTTACTCTTCCGGCCCTCAAGTCTTCGGGAACGGACTGGTACTGGGGAATCCCACCGAGCGTTTCCAATGCCGCGACTCTAATTTTCAATGGAAATTACACCCTGGCCAACGTGGCCCCATATTCGGGTATAGATTGGTACTCGACATTTAACATAAATAACTGGCTGAGCGGTACAGGTACTGCTGGTATTTTCAAACCAAATGTCTCGTATGTGGTCGGGGCGAACAAGTTTGCATTTTCAAACGTGACCAACGTATGGGTCTTGAACTATGCCGCCGATCAGACGAACATAGGAGTGTTTTGGGGACTCGATCCGAGAAACTCAGATGGCCAAGTTACTATAGGATCCAACACCTATCTTATATATGATATAGGTCCTACTGTGCGTTTGTCTGATTTTACTCTCGAACAGTCGGGGTGGCTAAGAAACCCAGCGGGTGGTCTACCGGGGCCGCCTTCTGGCGCTGGTCTATTTCTAAATCTAAATGAACCGCTACCAGTCCCTGCATCTGGGTATATTAATTTTGGTTCTGATAACGGAGTTTCTAGATGGACCAACTATGATTCCACTCCAGTTTTCGTCATCACATCTGGTGGGAGAATTCACTTCGGTCAGACGGGAATCTATATCATGAGAATCGGACTCGGTATGGTCAATGGATCCGTATCTAATGTCGCATGGGGGAGTTCAGTTGGTGATGGTGAAGCGGCTCCTCTAAACTTCACTTACTCTTACCAGTGGAGAGTTTCACCCAAGCCCTCCACACCGACCGTATTCCCTATGAATATCACCGACGTCGATTCAAATGTTTACGTGTACGCATCGGGGACGGGCACGAGTTTCACAGCAAATTCATACATCTCAATCAACAAAGCTGATTACTTCATGTCAATTAGTTCTCCATATGGGATAGGCGTTGCCCTACCATCAACCGGTTCGGCCACCATCCCATTTTATTCAAATATAGTAAATACCGGATCTGGGTATGCTACATTTCAAACGGATGGATCGAATCGTTTCACTATAAGTGGAACGGGTCAGATGCTAATTACTGGCACGATATACATGGAATCCAACTACGTATCGAATGTCCAGCTTCTCGAGGGTTCGAACTTGCTGTACACGTATGATTTGTCGCCTCAAGGACGCGACCCGACATTCACATTTTCCATGCCTCTCACCGCCGATGACGTTGCCAAACTCTATTATATCAACGTATCCACGAGTAATAATTTAACAAATGTAGTGAGTTTGCCGGGTGCGACCCCAACTGGAACCGGATCATCGCCTCAATGGACCGTTAATACCTATCTTGGCCAATTCTTCATGAACGCGAGTTCGGAAGTCACGACTCAACCAGCCTGGAAGGGGTTCGTACCGGGAGACTATTGGCAAGCTCTCACACCAGGAATGTACGACACAACTTCGCCATTCGCTGCGAATAGCTCGGCCCCAGTGACAAATACAGAACCAGGCACCGTGTCCAGATATGGTGAGTGGATTCAGTTGGCGACGCCGGTTGATATTCTACTCAATTCAGTCACTTTATACCCTCTGAGCGCTGACACGGCCCCAGGTGAATGCCTTATTCTTGTAAATACCGTCGAAGGCAATAGCGGTTGGACAATCTTGAACGGTCCGACGACGCTAAATGGGTCGGTTCAAACGATAACGTTAACCGGAGTGCCAGCGTACAAATGGTTTAGGATCTTATTCACAAAGGCTTTTAACGGCACGGCGGGGAGAAAACCAGCAGTGGGAGTGGCTTTCACGGGCCGAGCCAAAGCCAGTGTTATGCTTAATAATACATTCTTTATCATCAACCAATTCGGGCTCGCGTCGCCGACTGCAGCCGCGAGTGTAGTTCTTCCGTACAACGGGATCCTGCTGCGACCTAGCACCACTACTCTTAAATCTCCTCTTAAAATTACCACTGATTTCACGGCACTAGGTAACGTTTTCAATCTTTCGAATATCACCGTCAATAACACGTTGAGTTTTAGCAACGTGGGTATGTATACGGTGACGGGCGCACTTTGCACTGCAGATCAGTTAACCTCGGTTACAATTTCCGACTCAAATGGAGGTTCTATTACCCACCCGGTCTCGATAGGCATGCTTCCGCCATATACCGTCAATATTCCGTTCCGAGTATCCAACACGAGCGCCAAGTATTCTATTAGCCTCACTACGAACGGAGCCACAGCAGCCCCTAATATATTTTCCAATACGTTTTTGGCAGTTTATCCAGTTTCTTCGAATATCACGACGGCCGAAGACTTCACGTACTTTGACTCGGTGGGGACGTTAGCGATCAAGACGGCCGAGCTCAAAATCGGAGGTCAGAGTATAGAGACCCTTACGGGTGAGTATATAGAGCTCTGGAATGACCTGAATGTGCCCTATGAGAATCAACCGGCTCTCAAGCTCATGACGGGCAAGGGTGACCAAGAGACTCAAATCCTCAGTGCTAGAACTTACTTTGTGAACTTGCCATTTTACTTTTATAACCACCCAGAGCTGGCAATACCACTCGTGTCACTTGATCGACAAGATGTGGAAATTCATGTAGCATTCAATAAATTTTCAAATCTGACGGCCGTTACTGGTATAGGAAATCCAACACTCGACGCCACCATAATCACAGAGTACGTCTACTTGTCCGAACCTGAAATCAACTGGTTCCGGAATAACAGGATTGAGCAAGTAATCACGCAGTGCCAGTACGGAGTGTTCCGCCTCCCACCCGACTTTACGTCTGGAGTCTTCAATCTTGATTTCAAAAATCCAATTCGTGAGATGTTCTTCGTGATCCAAGTCGATGGTAATTTTCCGTACGACTATAGTGGCAACGGCCTAGAAAGTATATCACTCAGTTTTAATGGATATGAAGCTATGAATCCTGCAACGAACGACACCGTATCTCTAGGGGCCCTCGAGCCTTTCAATCATTATCCCAACTTCCCTACCCGGTCTTTTTACATGCATTCATTCTGCACCGACCCGACGAAAGCCGCCCCAACCGGATACGTCAACTTTAGTAGAATCAAGCAAGTGCTTTTGACTCTGAATACTAGTACCAATGCTCAGGCACGCCAGTTTAGACTGGCTTTCGTGAGTCACAACGTTCTGAGGTTCGAGAATGGTCTCGCGGGTCTCATGTTCAATTCTACGTAATTAAGTTCTTTGGTTTTACTAGAGATGGCCGCACGTGCCAGTTTGGCCGCCCTAGGCAAGGAGGACGTGATTCTCAGTGGAGAGCCGGAAGTGACGTACTTCGTCGAAAGATACAAAGGGCACACTCCATTCGCTCAGAGAGTCGATGTCGTTAATTTCGAAGCAAATTACGTGTATCTAGGCGCGGAGTCGATCGCCATCCTACCACGGTCAGGCGATCTCGTTTCAAAAATATACCTGAAAATAGATTTTCCAGTGAATCTTCTCAGGGGTTCGGCCGTGCTCGATTCAGTAGGGACCCTCATGATTGATTACGTGGAACTTTACATAGGAAATCAACTTGTTGAACGCCTATGGGGAGAGTTCCTAGCCCTCAAATGGGACCTAGAAGTTCCTCAGAGTAAACAAGGATCCCTAAAAGGTCTTATAGGAAAATCTACACAGCTCCCGGCTTCGACATATACGGTGCCCCTTCCATTTTCAATACTAAAAAAGGGCCTTCCGATCTGTGCATTCCAGGAGGATACCGTCATTCGCCTCGGACTTCACCCGTCAACCGTATTCACATCCCCGCCAATAGTCATTTCGCCACCTCTGACTATGCAACTCGACGTGGAATACACGTACCTCACAGAGCCCGAGGTTCAGTTTATTCAGTCGAAACCTTCACTGTACTTATTCGAGCAACTTCAGAAGAATGAATTCTTCGCACCACAGGGGGTGAACACCGTCACGTGTCCGCTAAACATAATCAATTCCGTCAAGGAAATGTTCGTGACCATCCAGAACGACTCGGCCACGGGCTACGACTACAGCAACGTAGCCAACGGCACCACAGATCAGCTCAGCAATCTGGTTATGTTCTTCAACTCGACTGACCGCATCTCATCGGATGTAGGGACTCCAATTTTCCTTAGAAATATACAGGCTCTGGAATTTCACACCCGAGTTCCTCAGTATCTGTTCTACATGTACTCGTTTAGCCTCGACCCAGAATCGGATCAACCGACCGGCCACGTGAACTTCTCACGACTAGACCAGAAGAACATGATCGTTAACATGAACGCTAGTACGGCCAACAGGTACATCAGGATCTACGCACTGAGTTATAACTTCATGATGGTCGGAAACGCGACGGCTGACGTGATATTTAAAAATTACATCTCGTAAATGGAGGCGGCGGCTATGGATATCTTTTTGCCCGTCATGGAATCAGCGGTCGTGTTGGCGGCGCACTATTGCAAGGCGGCCGGACGCGACTGTGTCCAGGGCGACGACATGCGCCTCGGCCTCATGTTCGCAGCACGGAACGTGGCCGGCAAGCAGCTCGGCTCAATTTACCCTGAAATTTATGACGAGTCAGACTCGGACTCGAGTGACTGGGTCACTGATGACGAGGCCGGGGGGGACGAGTCGCTGTGCGACTCGGACGCCGAGCCCACGTGGTCACGCTACGAGGGCACAGAAGACGAGGTGGCCAGTAAAATGAACGAATGTGCCGATACGTGGGACGCGTGGGAACCGGAGACGCCCGCAGAGCGCGCGCTCAAAAACGCGGTAGACAAACAGCGCCAACAGTAGATGTCCGATGAAGAGTCGGACTCGGAGGAACCGAGACCCACGTACTCGGTGATCCTTTCGGAAGAGGAATACGAGGACGAGGACGACGGACCAGAGTCCTATGAACGAAGCCCCCTTCAGGACAATTTCGAGGACCCAGATCCTAGCCCCCAAATCGAAGGCTGGGATCCAAGTGAGGTGCATTATTTTTTTCGAATCTCTTAGTAACAAATGGCCTCTGCTCTGTCCGGTATCGCTCTTCAGCTCGAGACCCAGTCCGTCAACTCCATCATCGCTGGCTTCTCGTTCGCGAGCGCCATCGCGTGGATGGATGTGGTCCGCTGGTTCATCAGCCAGATTGTCCAGGTGAACAAGAACGGCGGCCAGTACTACCTGCTGTCGGCCATCTTCACGACCCTGCTGGCCATCGTCGTGTTCCTGCTGGCCAAGACCTTCATCAAGAACGTGGAGATCAAGGAGCCGACCCAGCCCATGTACGCGGTCACGCGCGCGTGAGCGGCACGACCTTCACTGGTGCGGCCACAGGGACCCCTTGTTGAACTGGCCGCCCCCCAAACGTTTTCCAAGCAAAAATAGCACCCACTAGAACCAGGACGATGATCCACCATTGAATCTTTTGGCGAGGAGCCTCCTTCTCAGCCTTGGGTATCTGAAACGTCATCGCCTCCACAATGCGTCTAATCTCGACGTCTTGTAGAGGTGGAGGAGGCGGCAAACGCCGTTCCTCATCATCAGTCACATGGAGCCGAAGCACGAATGCATTCGTGTCCCACCCGCGGAAATTCAAGGGCGCCCCGGTCTTGTCGTACCAGCGGACCGTCAGTCTTTGCAGGACCCCTATGGGTTCTGGGTAATCGACTGCAATCTTGTAGTCCTTTTTCTCATGGAAATTCTTGATGCACCCAGAGCCAACGTCCATGATGATGGGCGCAAAGTTCCTCGTGGCATTCGAGCCACTGAACGTGCCTGTCGCACTGTCGATCGATTTTGCATCCAAATTCCATGGGGTCCGGAGCTCGTCGATGTCCAGGAAGACGTACTCGTTCAGACTCAGGTCAACGAGAGTCGGGGATCTCACTATGTATTTCCCAGAGTAACCAGGGTCTGAAGTTCCAGCCAAGGCGGCCGTGTAGGTGGTTCCTTGGCTCAGACCGACCATCCGGGCCAGCTCACTCGAATGAATTTTCATTGTAAATAGGCTCGGCCCAGAAAAAATGAACTTACCTTCGTCAGGAAGGTACGTCGCGGTCACGAGACCTGAAGAGGTCACGGCGGACTCGATCCCATAAGCCGAGTAAAAACCAGGATTCATGTTCACGTTGGACGAACCGACTGTGTAGGCATTCGATCCGCCAGTCAGATTGTACATGGTGTTGGGCACACGAGCACTGACCAGGTCGACCCGAGTAATGTTCTTGATCGGTGTGGTCAGGTGGAGGACGTATGAATTTCCATGTGGAAATACCTGGACGTCCCTGTTTTTGGAATCGACAAACACAAGTCGACTCATCTACTCTAATTTTAGTTTAAAATTTCATCTAAATGGCTGACCTGTGATCCACGTCACGAGAGAGCGACGGGTCCCCTTGGTGACTGGGGTGACCCGATGCTGCAGGTAACTCGGGAAGATGACCATGGTCCCCTGGTCCTTCTCGGCCACTTTTCCCATTGCAAATTCGAGCTGACCTCCTTCATAGTCGGCCGGGTCCGAGAGCTGGATCGAGACGCTCAATTTACGATTACAATTGATGGGACCCTCCCCAATGTCAAAGTGCCAATCGTAGTGGCCTTGGGCCGACTCATGGTACTCGGTATACTGGAGGTTCTCGGTCAGGCTCGAGAGTTCGAAATTGAAAAAGTCCTTGTTGGCCTGGGCGACCAGGTTCACAATTTTGTTATATAATTCACCCCACTGCTCGGTCTTGGGGATCCAGTAAATACCACTCTTGCGTCTGGCCGTGTTCTGACCATCCTCCGTCAGACCAGGACTCAGTTGAAACTGGGCATCCACTAGGGCCTTGCACTCTTCGGGACTAAAAGCCTTGAGGAACCGGTAATAATTCAGGAGGTTCGGGTTGTGCTTGGCGAAGATGAACTGCAGGTTCTGAGGGGGGTGCTCAATTTTGGTTCCAAAATCATGGACATGGTCCTTGAACGGTCCATGGGCATCCACGTAGTGCAGGAAGACCTGAATGTACTCACGGCCCTTGAACGGTTTGCGCGAGTGCTCAATCTCACAACCCTTGTAGAGGACTCCATCACCGGGTCCGAGGGTCACGCTCCTTTTTCCCATGAAAATTGGCCAAGGGTCCGTCTGAGACAGGTTCAGAGTCACCGAGTACTCACAGCTCGGGCGGTCCTTGTGAGGCTTGAGGTCATTACCGTTTCTATAGATGCGACAGTACGAGTAGGTCGGCTTGAGCTCTAGACCGGCCGCTTCACTCACTTGGGCGCACAAGAGTCCCAGAAGCGTATTGCACACGGGCAAACCGTAATGGGCCGCACTTCCAGGCACCTGTGGATCCGGCTTGCCTTCTGGTTCATTCCTGATTCGTTCAGCGATCCGAGAGGCCTCGACCGGATCGATGAGGTTTTTGAGGACCTTGTAAAGGCCTCTCATTACTCAATTTTGGTTCCTAAATCTTTAAAAGACGGTCACACGGACTTGGCCGTTCCCGCCAGTACCACCCGTAGTGCTTCCTGCACCGCCTCCCCCGCCGGGCTGGGTCCCGTTCCCACCTGTAGTACCAGTTGAACCGGCCCCTCCAGCTCCCCCGTATATACTCGTCCCACCCGCACCGAAAATAGTCGGACTGCGTCCTCCTCCCCCGCCGCCTCCGAATGTCGATATGCCCCCCGCAGCGAGTGGGGCCGTGGGAGTGCCGCCGCCTCCGCCCCCGCCTCCGTAAATGGTTCCAGGTGTGGATGCCGCTGCGCTGGGACCACCCTGCCCACCTCCTTGGGTTCCACCCGCACCACCCGTAGAGCTGCTGGTGGGAGTTCCGGCACTGGTCATCCCGCCGCCGCCGCCGCCGGCCGCGCCCGAGCCCACGGTCCCTCCACCGTATCCATAATAAAGGCCTCCGAACGAACTGTTTCCTCCGGCCACCGCAGATGTCCCTCCTGTGCCAACGACCACGGCTTGTGGGCCTGGCCACGATGGAGCCGCGAACGTATAAAAATTGTACCCGCCTCCACCACCCCCTCCGCGAGTGGCGCCCGCGCCGCCTCCGCCACCCCCACCCCAGAGTTCTACTATAATTTTGTTCCCAAATCCTGGATTCATCCATGTGGCCGGTCCGGCCGTGGTGAAGGTCTGAACATTTGAAACGGTCGTGGGCAGACCCGTGAGACCTGAACCACCCCCCTGGAAAA